TGCATTTGTTCGTCTGCTATTTGTTGTAGTCGACGTCTACTTCCTTTACTCATCTGTTATGTCCTTAACTGGTATGATACCAAATTCTTCATATTTATTAGGATATTCATCCCATTCGTCAGCATCTGCCGGAGACTCTTTCTTTTCAGTTATATTAATGTTCCAATCCGAAACTCGTCTATTAATTTCTTCCCACTTTTCTCTTTCTGCAGGACTAATTGCATTTTCAGCAACAATAGCATTTGCTGGACATTCTGGTTCGCATACACCGCAATCAATACATTCATCTGGATTAATTGCTAGAAAGTTATCTGCTTCGTAAAAGCAGTCCACAGGACATACTGCTACACAATCTGTATGCTTACACTTTATACAATTATCTGTTACTAAATACGTCATTTAATGTCCTATCCAATTCCATACACCTCTTATCGCTAAGAGCAGATACATTAATTCCATTAATGCTCTTGGTATGTCTTTATCTTTTATTCCCATCCATATCCATATACTACAAGATGATAATGCTACTCCCCAGCCTATCCATTGTTTATCCGGATCTCCGCCACTTAAAGTAAATGCACTAACCATAGCTAATATAAATCCTAGCCATCTCCATCCATCTATTTTATTATAGTATCTTATTTTCACCTATAGTCTTGCTAGTTTAATTAGCACTGCGGCTAAATTAATTTCAGGATCAACTACTAGGGTGTGATCCACTAACCCTTGTTTAATAATTAACACTGCTTTATCTTGTTGTTCGTCATTTCCGAACAATTCAATATTGTCATATAACCAACGATAAACTTCTTCCATTTCTTCTGGACGTATTGCACCACATAATAGTTTACGTGCTTCTTGAATCTTACCTGCTTTAAACAACTCAACCATTTCAAGTTTCCAGTCGCTTTCTCCTGTGTCACCTTCGTTGGGCTTGTTTAACACACCGTCTACACTATTCATTTGTACAGTGTTGATACACTTACGCAAGTCTGGATATGTTGCTTTTACATAGGTATCGAGCGTATCCAAATCAGGACTAACACCTTCGGTAATAAGTATTTCAGCAACTCTAGCTGTGAACTCAGTTTGGTCAATTTTAGCAATATGGAAACCTTGACACCTACTGTGCAAAGCGGGTATAACACGATTTGGATAGTTACAAGTAAGAATGAAACGAGCAGTAGTATGATACTCTTCCATAACACCACGCAACGCTGCCTGAGCGTTTGGGCTAAGATAGTCAGCTTCATCTAGTAATACAACCTTAAAGTCCCCAAATGGGATCATCTGTACAAAGTTTACAATTTTATCACGAACGTCATCTACTGAGTTTGTTCGTGATGCGTTAATCTCTAATATGTCTAGATCATTTACTTCAAGCTCGTTAAATAATAACTTAGCAAGAGTAGTTTTACCAATCCCAGCATTGCCACTAAAAAGCAAGTGCGGAATAGTTTTATCTTTGATCCAAGTTTTGACTTGTTGTTTTTGTGCTTCGTCTCTAAATACATATCCATCTACCGTCTTAGGACGATACTTTTCTACCCATAATTCTTTCATTTCTTTTCCTGTTCTTTCTTTGGCTTACGGCCGTAAAAGCTGCTGCCTTTATAATCAATATCTTCAGTGCGAGCACCAGTAGGACAAACAGTAATCGTTCCTCCCCTATCAAAAAACTCTTGTAACATTTCCTTAGTTACTTCTGATTCTTTTGATTGTCGATCCATCATCGTGCTGTTACTCCAAAGTGTTTGTATGATTGTTGTACACACTTAGCTTGATAATAACAATCGGCTAGTGCATTGTGTAGGCTTTCTTGTATTGCTTTACGAGGATCGCTTGGCATCATAGCAAACAATGTGCGACTGTCTCTAATTTGCCAGTAGTTCCACGGTGCAGGCTTTTGTGCTGCCTTATATAAACTTTGCAGTATTACAAAGTCAAATGTAGGACCTTGACACCAAATATAATCTAATCCTACACACCATTTGTTTAGTTGACGTAGCATTTCTTGTACAGTTACACGATCTTGATGATCTCCAAATGCCTCGTCTTGAATTTCTTGTGGTTGAGTAGCCCACCATGCAAGTGTATTGTCGTCAATTGAACGTGCATATTGCTCACTTTGTTCTTCTACGTCTCCACGCAAATACAAAGGGCTATGCGGTTCACTATCTGTAAATGGATCAAACTTAATAGCACCTAGCGTCATTACAACACTATCAGGCTCAACGCCTAGTGTTTCTAAGTCGATCATACCGTGCGTAGCCATATTAAGTTAACTTTACCAATATAAAAATTTGTAAAACTAAAACAGCAATTGGTACAATAGTTCTAATAAGTTCCATTGTATGATTGTATTCGTCTAGTTTTCTTTCAAGTTTATTTCTTTTTGTCATAATTAACTTTTTCTATTTTCTTGTCCAATTCCTGAAATAATAAGGAATACATACAGCAAAGGCCATGCCCATCCTGTTAAATATCCTGTAATATGTAGTACCATTAATGCAACTCCTGTTACACCAGTAGTGCCAATACCACTAACTTGAGGTGTTAATTTCATAAGAAACTCCTAATAATTTATACTTTATTATAACGTATAAACTACTAGGAGTCAAGAATTATTTTTAAATTTAATTAATGAATTGCGCCAATTCAGGTGATTTCCAGCCTTCTGGCTTTAGAACTTTTCCATCTTCGCGTTTGCGTACTTTGCCTGTTTCTGGATCAATCTTAGCAAAATTAGTACGCATAACTTCTTCCCAAGCACCTTCACCGTCGAAGCCGCCGGCTCTAACAGCACCTATTGTAACAACAAGAATGTCAATAAGAGCATCCAATTGTTCTACTCTGTCGTTTGCTTCTACTGCTTCTTGTAGTTCTTCGAACTCTTCTTTAATAAGAGTTAGGTACATTTCGTAATTTTCTTTGCTTGCTAGTTGATCGCAAGCTGCATGAAACTTGTTAATATCTCTAAATGGGTTTGTCATCGAGCTCCAAAATCCTCTGCTTTAGGTGTTTCCATTGTTCCGGCATCTGTCTTATTACCAAAAACAATATTTTCAGGTGTCTCAGGTTGCCAGCCTAGTATACTTTCAGCTTCAACTGTTCGCATTGTTTCTACAGTGCCATCTTCCATTTCAACTTCAAATCCTCTAGTCCAACGACCGTGTTCAACTAGAATCCAGTCTCCTATATCATAAGGATCTTTGTTATCATTTCCTTTAGCAACAACTTGCCCCCAACGCGGCTTGATACCTCTATCTTTACCATCGTCGGAAGAAATAATAATGCCGCCTGCTGTAGTTTGCTCTCCAAACTCCATATTGGTTACAATTACACGATTTTGAATTGGTCTTACTTTACCTTTAACCCTTGTAGGCAGACCGGTAGTGCCACCCATTATTTCCATTTAAGCCTCGCTTTTTGGTACAAAGTTTCCGTCTGCGTCTTCAACCCAATCTTCATCGTCGCCGAATTCAGCAGCCATTTTAGGATCTTCTTCTAATCCTTTTTCTTCTACTTTCTGTTGAGCTCTTGTTTTTGTAGTCTTAGTAGCCGTTGAAGCAGGCGCTTCGTCTACTTTAACTTCGGCAGTTGGCTTAGGCTCGTCTGGTACTTTATTTGTAGTTTCGTAATATTCACGCATAATATCTTCACGCTTTCTTACAACTCTCCCACCTGGTCCTAGTTCGTCGCCACGTGCATTTACACGAGCATTGCCTACTGCTGGAGTAAGCTCATTTCTTTGTTCTAGTTGATCCATGTCAACCATTTTTCCACGCATAGTTTTATACGTTTTTCTTGTGTTACCTTTTAGTGCCATTTTAATTCTCCTGTGAATTATATACGTATTTATCTAAGGAACTCACGCCAATCCAGGCCATATTGGATTGAATTTATTCTGTGTACGCCTATCAAATACAGCACATAACTTGCTACACTTGATCCACGTCCTACACCCCATACAATGTTATTCTCACGCATAAAGTCTACAAGATACACCATATAGCGTAGTAAGTCTTCCATGTCGCGTTCTCTAAACGCTTCAAGTTCTTCGCAAACTCTAGTCCATTCTGCTGTTTCTTGCATTTCATACGCTTCAAAGATTTGCATACTATGCATTAGGCGTGACATTATTTCTGCACCTATATCAAGTTCTTTGTATTTGTCAGGCATAAACCATTCACTTTGGCATACACCGTCAAAAGTCTTTTGATCTACATCTAATGGGATATACTTTTGTAGTTTATCAAAGCCTTGCTCTTCCATAGCGGCATTGAACTTGTCTACATCGTCGTTTGCATCGCACAATACCACATGGACTTTGTCTGCATGACCACTATAGATCATATCGATAAGATCGCGATTAGAGAATCGTGGAATACCTAGTTCGTCTGTTTTCATAAGCATAAAAGTATTTTATGATACTTTGATAAGATTGTCAAGCCCTGATTCGCCATTTTCTTGTTGCTTTTCTTGCTCAAGTTTTTGACGTTGTCTACGTGCTTCTAGTTCTAGCTTGTAACTATCAAGTAAAAGACTAATTTGATCTCTTACTTGCAAGTTTTGTGTTTGAAAATACTTACGATTAAGTTGCATTATTTTTTCTTCTAACTCGGAGTCAGATAAAGATTGTGTATTTTCGAACAAAGGGTGCATTAATTAAAACTTCCAATGTATTTTGCAAAATAAGTAAGAGAACCTTGGTATGTCCATAGTTCTATAATATGTGTGCTTCCAGGTGTAATAGTGCTAATTTCAGTAGTATCTCTATTCCAAAAATCTTCATTTTCGTTGTCAAACTTAATAGTTAGGTTATTATCCCAAGTTAAATTATATGTGCCGCCTGATGCTTGAATGTCTAGTATAATTTTTCCATAATAACCGTTGTCGTGTACTTTAGTTGAATCTATTGTAAGCTCTGTATTTCCTGTAAGAGTTATAGTTTGATAACTTCCCGCTTCATCGCCACTAAAGTCAATCGTAGCAGATGTTGTAACTTCACCTAAATCGTATTTGACTTCTAAAGGACTTTTCAGTGTAGGATTTACAAGTCTTGCTGTACCACCTGTTGATAAAGGAAGAAATGTTGTATTTGCTTCATTTCTTACAGCATAAGTTTCTAGATCTTCTAATCTAGCTTTTGCTGCTGAAAAGTTATCATTTATTACAGTAAAGTTATCACGAAATCCTTGTGAGTCGTTATCTTGACCCGGTACAGGAAATTCGGTATCTAAATCTGTTGTGCTTATTGGATTGTCTACTGGTACGTCTGACATATTATTCTTCTCCTAGTGCAGTATTTATCTCGTTAAATGTTAAAGTCATAATTTGCGAATAGTATATACTGCTCATTACTATTACCTTTAGTACTATCAATTATGTATCTATCTATAGTGAAATTAATTTTACTAAAGTCAAAATCACTGTTTTTAATATTTAATAGAATTTCGTTTGCAGTACCGGGCTTACAATATGTAAGTACAACAGCAGGAGTATATCCTAGTGCTTCGATATTATTTTCTTGTGGAGTTCTCATCCACAAAGGTAAAAAGTTACCGTCAGTAACACCGATATCTTGTATTCTATCTCTCATATTAGTTATATTACTAATATACTTTTTAGTTTGTTTATCTTCATCGATATTTATTGCATCACTATCAATCTTAATTGTATTTGTGATAGGTCTAAATTTATAGGGTTCTCCTTCCCCTATCAATGAAGTATTATCGTTATCTTCGTATTCTATACTGTTTATCAGTCTATCATTTTTAGTTTTTATATTTATAGACTGTTTGGTTTTACCATTTTGAGGTTCTAATGGATCAATTATATCAACATAAACTACTTCATATACAGGATTTTTTGTGCCTTCTTCGTAAGCTACTGCTGTTTTGATTTCGCCAAACTGGAACTGTTTTTTCTTGTGATTTTTTGCTGCTGCTGCAACAAAATTTTTCATTTCAACATTTTCAATACCAGCATAAATTAACATCGTTGGTTCTTTCTGTAAACCAAATTCCGGATCGTTAGGACGGTAAATGTATGCAGGATCAAATATTACAGGATCACTTATAAAACTATTGTAAAGAAATCTTTCATTTCTTTTTAAGAACGGTTTAACAAATAGATTGCTAAAAGTTAAATCATTTGGATCATTAACAGATATTGTAAAAGTTTTTGTAACTGCACTATAGCCAAATTGATCTTCAGCTTGTGCTTTAAATGTATAACTTTTATCTATAGTTGTTACGTTACCATCTAAAATTAAGTCATTACTATCTAGTACAGTTAATCCGGAAACTGCAAAATTTGCATATTCTTCCCACTTAGCACTGTCAGTAATGAAGTCTGCAGAAGCAGTATGTGCTATTAAGCATTTATACTTTGTTGTTCCTACCTTAACAATATCGTTAGCAACGTAATCTCTACCAGTTTTCCAAAAACTTCTATAATAGTTTTCTCCGAACTGTTGTACCTTACCAAATATTTCTCCGTCAAGTGCTAAATCTAATCCTGGTGGAAGTCTACCTTCTGTTTTATAATAACGAACAACAGCATTAGGTACACTAGTAGTTGCATTTACACTAAACGTACTAGTTAAGTTTGCATTTATTGTTCCTAATTGGGTAGGACTATTCCAAACAATTCTTGAATCAACTTCGCCAAGTAGTTTAACTGTGAATGTTTTATCTTTAAATGCAGAGTTAGTGTCTTCCCTAGCATTGTCAATAACAGTTTTTGTAAATGTTACATCTGCTTTTATGTATGCGTCTAAAGGTTTTGATAATGTAATTACATCATATAACGGATTAGCATTGTTAATTGCTGTAATTTCGAAAATTGTTCCTTTGATATTAAATGTTTCATTCTTTAATTGTTTTAGATCTGGATTCTTGTTAATACGTAAAATAAATGTATTAAGTTGTCGTGCTGTACCAACACCACTTGCAGCACCTGCTGCAACAAAATTTGTCCCAATATCGTTATCAGTTGCACCTACTTCGGTAAAGTCTGTATTTTCTGTTGTTAAAATTTGGTACTGACGGTTAGCAATTAATTTTTTTGCAGGCGTTCTAGTTTGTGGATACGTTTCTTCATAGGTAGTAAAACTAAGCTGCTTAGAGTTATTTGGAATGTCAGTGTAACGTGTTGCTCTAACTGTAAATTTATATTCTTTTGTAACGTTTGGTTGATACGGAACAATTCCAGCAATTTCTCCATTTCCTGTATCTAATTCAGTTCCAGGAGGAATAACACTAGGTGATCCGTCGTCGTTAAAATCTAACAGACTATAATTTACAAACCCTGAAATAGAGCTAGAATCAATTATATCTAAGTAAAGTGTTAAGAAATTATTAGCTCTGCGATATCCTAAGTCTGCTGGTGTTAGCCAAACTGGTGTTCTAACGTGCGAAGCATCTGCACCAAATAACGTGTTACTTGATTGCATAATAGTATTATCAGCACGTAAAAAATCGTCTCCTACTACAAATATTCTAAATAAACGTTTTTCAATAGTATCACCGTCACTTACGCTTACACGGAATTGATAGTTTCTGTTTAGTTTTTTAGGTGACTTTGTAGCAATACTTTTATCATAAAATTCTGTGTCGTAGTAAAAGCTGTCGTAACCATTAGCACTTCTCACACCAAAATCAAAAGGGAATGTTCCGTACGGATTACTATCGTAATAACCGCTATTTGCTAGTACATCAATCGCAAGAACCGGATCTACAACACCTACAATTCTACCATCTGAAGTAAGTTCAATGCCCGGCGGTAATTCTCCGTCGCCACTAGCAATAAAATATTCTAATGTTTGTCCTGCTTCTATGTCTCTATCATTAGCAATTAGTTGGAAATTAATAGGACTATTATCTAATATATAAAATGTATCATTGTTACCAACTGGCAATATTCCGGCACTTGTTTCCCATATAGGTTTATCAGCGCCAGACACATTTATTCTAAACGTTCTATCGTCTATACTTCCATCTTTAGATGCTCTTATAACAAATTTAAATTCTGTTTCTCTAGCTACTTCTAACGGTGTTCCTTGAATTACTTGCTGTCTTAATTGAAGTCCAGGAGGTAATGATCCACTAATAACTTCTAAAGTTGCATCTTGGTCAACGTCTAAAGTAATAGGAAGTAGTTCGGCTGATCTGGATTCGCCGGGTTTTGCTTCTCGAAGAGTTTTACCTTCTTCGATACTACGCAGTAATAAATTGTTTTTTGCTGTCCACAATGCCATACAAGAATTCCTTTATATAGCAATATTTATCGAATATTTAGATGTTAATACTGCCAAGATCCAGACTTACATTTAAGTTGTTACCAGCAATAGATCCAAAGTCTACATTTGTTGTAGCAAACAAAAAGTCCCATAAGTTTGTTACAGAAGTAGGAGCAATACCGTTAAAATCCCAGTTATCAGGATCTCTATTATAGTTTAAATCACGTATATCAACACCGTGTACCAAACCTGTTAAGTTACCGTTGAAGTTTGCTGTAACCGTTGTAGCATTGATTAAACCAACGTTACCTAAGTTAAATCCGTCAGCATTTAGACCTGCACTTAGTCTAGGAGCAGGATCATCTTGGAGACTTGTTAATGCACTAGAATCAATTCTAATATTATTACCATCTCTAGTGGTAGTAATTGAAGTACCACCTTGGATAGTAAACGTAGTATTTTCAGTTACAGTTAAACTTCCTGTATCACCGGCAACAACAAATTGTGTTACACCAGCATCGACATCAATAGTTAATTCATTTGCGTCTGACGATAGTGTAACATTATTCCCGCCTACTAAGGATTTAAATTGTAATTCAGCATCACTTTTGCTGGCATATACACCTTCGCCAGTACCAAGATTTAAAACAGTAGTTGCTTCTGGTGTTCTAGCATCTAATTCTGCAAAGTTAAAAACAACTTTATCAAATGCTTCTCTTAAATCATCACCAGTACCGTCGTTTGCTACTGATCCAAGGTTAATAGTTCTTAATGCCATGTTCGTCTCCGCTTTACTATATTTATTACAAACGTCCTACAACAACTTCAACAACACCTCTGTCATCATCGTCTTTAGTACCCACTGCTTTACCAATAACAGTACCTAGTTTAGGATCATTATCAACTATAGCATAACCTGGTACAGCACTTGTTACAAGCATATCACCCTTTTCTACTCTACCAATAACCTTACATGGTACACGACCTGTTAGTGCTAGTGGAAGAACGGTGTCGCCTTGTAGTTGATTGTTCATTAAGTATGCTGGATCTGTTGATACAACACCTGCAACCTTACGATCACCTTTTGTTGTACAAGCAGTAATTTCTTCTGCACCGCCAAACACAACAACCGTTCCTGGTTCATATGCTTCGTCGCCTACATATTTCTCTGCCAAGTCAGCAAAGTTTGCTTGAGAAGCAGTACCGTTAAAGTTTGTTGCTGTTAGTGTGTTTGTACTTGGATTGTAGGTATAGTTAGCACTGTCACTGTAAACAGTTTCGCCGCTGCCAGTACCACTTACAAATATTGGAAAGAATGTTGCATTTGTATTAGTATTTGTAATATCTACAGCTTCAGTTGATCCAGCACTAACACTACTTAAATCTACAGCAATTTCGCCGCTAGCCAGGCTAGTGCTGTTAATGCCGTTGCCTGCGCTAAGTGCTGCATGTACTCTAGCATTTGTAAAATATTTGTTAGTGCCTTCTGATAAATCACCAGTATCGTGATTACTAATATCACTTGCTTGACCAGTTAAGTTACCAACAAATCCGCCTGCATACACATTGCCTGCAATACTTGCGCCACCTTCACATCGTAACGCACCATTGTCACCATTAGCACTTGATGATGCTGTAGTATCAGTAATGTCTAATACACCACTGAGTGTCATTCGATCAGTACTTGGATTGTATCTAATACCGCTGTCAGTATAAACTGTAGAAGCAGTCCTTGTAGCATGGTTTGTATCTACAAATGTCAAGTAATGATTTGCATTCGCTGCTACAGACCCAGTTACTACTGTTTCAGCTTCACTTGCATTAGCAGCAGTACCATCAATTGGACCAACTACTTTACCGTAGAATATTGAGAAGTTTGATTCTACTGGGGTTCTACCACCAGTTGTATATTGTGGGTTATCACTACCAATACTTACAACACTGTAACCTGTGCCAACTTCATCTTTTACATTACCATGTAAATCACCGTACATGTCTGTAATATAAGACTTGCTCCAGTAATCGTCTGTCTGTCCAATGGTATTAGTACTGCTTGAAACAAAGTCAACTGCTGCACTTATTTCGTCACTGATTGTAAGTTTGTCAGTAGTTGCTGCTGTGCCACTTGCTGTAGCAAATACAATTTCACTACGCTCGGCACTATTGCTAACATTAGTTGCATTAGCTGTAATACTTGCTTGTATAGCATCGTCGTCAGCTTGACTTGCACTATTGTTCATCTGGAACTTGATAACGCCCATGTCGTCACCTGCCGCAGCACTTGCGGTTGATTTCTCAAGTACTAAATTAAACCCTGCTACTGCATCGTTGTCTCTCTTCATTTTAAGAGTTTCGTCTGCAATAATAGCATTCACAGTAATAGTGTCAGTAACTGCATCGCCTCGTGTAA